ATCTGCAACATCGCCCTCGACCGCATCGGCTACCCGCAGTCGATTGGCGACATGTTTGAGGGCACAAAGGTCGCTCGCGTCGGGATGCGCCTTTACAGCCAGACCCGCGACGACGTGATGCGGGCAAAGGACTGGCCGTTCGCCAAGCGGTTCGTCGTGGCATCCTATTTCCCAAGCCTCGCGCCACCGCCGCCGTGGCTTTACGAATACATCTGGCCGGGCGACTGCCTGCGGTTGCGCTATGTCATGCCGACGTTGGCCACGAGCAGCTATCCGAACAACAATCCGCAGGCGGTGTTGTTCGAGGACATCAACGAGCAGCGCGTGTCGCCAGCGGTCAAAGCCATCGTCACAAACCAGGTAGCCGCCACGCTGGTCTACACCGGCCAGGTCGTGGACATGACGACATGGGACGCGAATTTCGTGGATGCGCTGGTCGAAGCCCTGGCGCGCCGGTTCGTGATCGCGCTCGGCAGGTCGCCTGACCAACTGGTGCCCGAGGTGCAACTCACGGAGCAGGCTATCGACGCGGCGCTGGGCGCACAGGCCAACCAGCCGCCTGATACGGCGTGGCAAAAAGGCGCGAGCGGCAAGCGATGAGCGGCACATCCAGCGATGTCATGTCGCCCGAAAATCTGGTCAATCAGGCGCTCGACAAGATCGGCTATCCGCAGTCGATTGCCAGCCTCTACGAAGGCTCGCGCGCCGCACAGGTCGCGGTGCGGATCTACAGCCAGACGCGGGACGAACTGCTGCGCGCGGGGGACTTCCCGTTCGCCCGGCAACGCTACGTGCTGACGCTGCTCAAGACGGCGCCCCCTGGCGGCTACGGTGCGACCGGGTGGACCACTGCCTACCCGCCGGTGCCGTGGGTCTACGAGTACGCCTATCCCACCAACGCGCTCGACGTGCGTTCGGTGCGTCCGGTTCCGACGATCATCCCCGACAACAACCCATTCTATAGCCGGTTCGTGGTGACGACCGACCCGACCGTCACGCCCCAGAAAGTCATCGTGACAAACCTCGGGCCATCGGCGCAGGCGGTCATCACGGCCCAGATCGTCGATCCGACGCAGTGGGAAGCGGTGTTCGTGGACCAGTTCATCGATGCGCTGGCGATGGAACTTCAGCAGGCGCTCGACCCCGACGTGGCGCAGACGCAACTCAAGAGCGCCGAGGCGCAGCGCGCGGCTGCGGCCGGCGAAACGCGGAGGGGCTGATGGCATTCGGAACCGCCCCAGAGGACATCGTCAACCGCGCCCTGGACGTGCTGGGCTATGTCGGGCTGCCGGTAGGCGATCTGAACGAAGGCGGGACGGTCGCAAACGCGGCGGTGCGCGTCTATCAGACCACGCGGCAGCAATTGCTTCGCGCCGCTCAGTGGAATTTCGCGCGGAGGATGACGATCCTCCAACTGCTGAACGATGCCACCGGCCAGACCACGCAGGCGCAGATCGCGGCCGGCGGTCCCGTCACGGTCGGCCCCGGCACGCCCGGCATGTATGGGTGGATCTACGAATATGCGTGGCCTGTGGACTGCCTCCGCGCGCGGTGGGTGCCGCACAACTGGAATACCACGGCATCGCCCGCAACCGCGAACAGCTACAGCATTTCGCCGCAGACCATCCCCGGCGTTTCGATGAACCCGATCCCGCCGCATCTTCGCCCGGCGCGGTTCGTGGTGACGACCGACAACGTGCCGACGCTGATCGGCGCGATTTCGGATTGGTCGCAGTTTCCGGACTATCAGGGCATCCAAGGGCAGGCGCCCACGCAGCAGACGGTCATCCTGACCAACCAGCGGTGCGCGCATCTCTGCTACACCGCCGACATCGTGCAGCCGGGCCTATGGGATCAGCTTTTCGAGCAAGCCTTCGTCGTCACGCTGGCGTCGCAACTGGCGATGGCCGTGCTGCCTGACAAGAAGTATGCCATAGCGATGCGGGATAAGTGCATCGCGTCGGCGAAGTCCGCACTCGATCAGGCCCGCGTCATCGATGGCGACGAACAGCCGCAGAGCACCGACCATATCCCAGACTGGATCAAGACGCGGCGTATCGGCGGCCCGTGGCACAATGGGTGGGGCGGCAACGACGGGATTGACGGGCTGGGCGGAGGCTTTGGCGGCGGCTGGGCTGGCATGGGCTTTTGCGATGGGTCGCCTCTCTATTGAGCCTGCCTAACATTCAATCCGCCTTTGCAGCCGGCGAGATCGCCCCGGCGCTGTACGGTCACGTGGATTTGGCCAAGTATCACGTGGCCGCGACGACCGCGCGCAATATGTTCGTCAACTACCGTGGCGGCCTGTATTCGCGTGCCGGGACTGCGTTCGTCATGCGCAGCAAGCAGGTTCCCGGCTCGCAGTTCGCGCCGCGCATCATCACCTACCAGTATTCCAACACCCAAGGATATATGTTGGAGTTTGGCGACAATTATATGCGCGTGGTGTTCGACGGCGCGCCGGTCGTCGAAAGCAGTTTCGCGATTGGCGCGATCACGAACGCGTCGCCCGGTGTGCTGACGGTGAGCGGGAATAACTACGCCAACGGCGATTGGGTGATCGTCAGCGGTGCTTTGGGCATGACGCAGATCAACGGGGGCCCTTACATCGTGGCGGGGCTGTCGGGCAGCACTTTCCATCTGACCGATCTGGACAGCAACGCGATCAACACGATTGCGTTCGGTACCTACACCGGCAGCGGGATCGTTCAGCGCATCTTCACGCTCGCCACGCCTTATGCCGCCGCTGACCTGCCATTGCTGAAATACACGCAATCGGCGGATGTGATGTCGCTGACGCATCCGAGTTATCCACCCTACGATCTCGCGCGGGTGACGGCGACCGACTGGACGCTGACGAAGATCACCTTCGGGGCGCAGGTTGCCGCGCCGGGCACGTGCTCGGTTACGGCCACGACGGCGGCCGGCGTCATCGGCGGCACGACGTTCTACCCGGCCGGCTATGCCTACGATGTAACGGCGGTTTCCCTGACCGGCGAGGAAAGCATTGCGTCGCCGCTCGGCACCGTCGTGACCGGCGTGGACATCGCGCAAACGGCCGGCTCGAACGTGGTCAACTGGGCAAGCGTTTCGGGTGCCGATTATTACAACGTGTATCGCGCTCCCACGTCCTATAACACCGGCAACTCGACCACCGCTCTCCCCCCGCCGGTCGGTTCGCTGTTCGGGTATGTCGGATCGAGCTACGGTAACCAGTTCGTAGACAGCAACATCACGCCCGACGTGACGCAGGTGCCGCCGCTGCACCTGAACCCGTTCGCGCCGGGGCAGATCATCGCGGCGCCCGTCACGGCGGGCGGCAGCGGCTACACAAGCGCGCCGACCATCACGATCACCACTTCGACCGGCTCCGGCTTTGTCGGGGAGGCGGTCGTGCTCGGGGGCGCCGTCGTCGCGGTTGTCATCCTGAATAACGGTGGCGGTTATGCGGTAACGGACACCGCTGCGTTCTCCGGCGGCGCGGGCACCGGCGCCACGCTTTCGCTGACGGTCGGGCCGGAAACAGGAACCTATCCGGGCGTCGTGACCTATTTCCAGCAGCGCCGGGTCTATGCCGGGTCGAATAACGATCCGGACACCTACTGGATGTCCAAACCGGGCAACTTCCTGAACTTCGATTCCGCCATTCCGTTGACGGCATCGGACGCGATCACCGGCACGCCGTGGGCGCAGCAGGTCAACGGCATCCAGTTCATGCTGACGATGCAGTCTGGGCTGGTGGTGATGACAGGACGCGGCGCGTGGCTTGTCGGGGGCGCCGGCAACTCGCCCAGCAGCCCGCAGCCGATCACCCCAAGCTCGCAGCAGGCGACGCAACAGGCGTTCAACGGCATATCGTCCATCGTTCCGCCGATCCCGATCAACTACGACATCCTGTATGTGCAATCGAAAGGCAGCAAGGTCCGGGATCTGACCTACAATTTTTGGCTCAACAACTACACGGGCGCCGATCTGACGGAACTGTCCTCGCAACTGTTCAACGGCTTCACGATCAGCCAGTGGGCATGGTGCGAGGAACCCTACTATGTGATGTGGGCTGTCAGGTCCGATAACAACCTGCTGTCACTGACCTACATCAAGGAGCAGGAAGTCTACGGATGGGCGCGGCACGACACGAACGGGCTGGTGTGGTCGGTCTGCTCGGTGA